TAGACTATGACTTGCAAAGAGATACATCAGGTGATGCTGGTGTTGATTCAAATGTATTCCCTACAAGAACTGTTGATGTTTCACACGCAAAAGCAACTAATAATAGAATTACTTGTTATATGCTTGAACCAGAAGAAGCAGAAAAACTTAAAGCAGATGGAAGAATACTTGACGTTGAACCATCAAGCATAGATGAAAAAGCAGAACTATTTGCAATACAAACAGCAGAGTTTCAAAGGTCAGCTACAAATGGTCAAGACAGCGTGAACTGGGGATTGTATAGACACATACAACAGGAATATACAAACTATGCCTCACAGTCAAACTCAGGATTCTCAGGAGATTACAATTACACACTAGATGGTACTGGTGTTGACATTGTTATTCAAGACGATGGTGTTGATCCAACAGGACATCCTGAATGGGAAGATTACAATGGTGTTACTAGATTTCAACAAATAGATTGGTATGCGGCATCAGGTGTTTCTGGAACTATGCCATCAGGTCATTACACAAACAATTATACAGGCATTAATAGAGCAGGTCAACACGGAAGTCATTGCTGTGGTATTGCCGCAGGTAAGACATACGGTTGGGCCAAGAATGCAAGATTGTATTCAGTAAGATTATTTGGTGGTAGCGGAAATGCTATGTCAATGAATGATATCTATGATGTTATTAGAGAATGGCATTTGAAAAAACCTATTGATCCTAACACAGGATTTAGACGTCCTACTATTGTAAATCAAAGTTGGGGATATTCTAGCACGTATTCTTCAAACGGACAAATCACACACGTTTTTTATAAAGGTGTTGATCAAGGAATCACAGCACAGAATTATTCAAGTGCATTAGCACAATATGGAATGACAGGATCAAAACATCCTTCACCAAGTACTGCCGCAGATGTAGAACAACAACAATTAACTGACGCAGGTATTATTTGTATCAAGGCGGCCGGTAACGCATATCACCCTTGTGCGTATGGAGCCGCAGGTTCAGGTCCATATGGAAGTGATATCTACAACAGTTATTACAGAACAACTACTTATGGAACATCTGCAATCTACTACAACCGTCCTAGTTCACCGCATAGTGAAGATACGGTATGGGTAGGAAATGTTGACCATGATCAATATGGTAGTTTTGAAAATTTAAGATATGACAGTGAACGTGGTCCAAGGCTAGACATAATGGCGGCAGGATCACAGATAGCAAGTGCAACAAGCCAAGTAAGTGCATACGCAACAAAACAGTTATATCCAGGCAGTTCGACACACTACATGGCAAGAATAAGTGGTACTAGCATGGCCGCTCCGCAGGTATGCGGAATGGGTGCTTTATGGCTCCAAGCAAATCCAGGAGGAACAGCGGCTCAGTTTAAAAAGTTTTTAAGCACTCATTCACTTAAAAATGTAATTTACGACAGTGGTACAGCAGAAAACTTTAATTATGGTAACAGCATTCCAAGATTGTATGGTGCTCCTAATGAACTTGCATATTGGCCTTATAATAGTCCAAACCCAATTAAATTTAGAGGCACGAGTGGAAACGATCAATAGATAAATACTGTATAGGATAGAAAATGGCTTTACAAACAATAAACATAGGAACACTAGCAAACGACGGAACAGGTGATGATCTGCGTGAAGCGTTCATTAAAGTAAATCAAAACTTTGATGATCTTGATCTTAGATCTCCTGAATCCACAACTGTTACAAATTTAGGTAACACAGGGCAAGGTGTATTTGCACAAAAAGTAGGTGCAGAATTACAACTTAAAAAACTAGTACAAGGTTCCAATGTTACACTAACAAGCTCAACCACAGGAATAACAATTAACGCAACTGGTGGATTACAGCAATTAAATGTTGTGTCTGATTCAGGTAGCTTACAACTTGCAGATGGTGGCACTCTAAATATTAGAGGTGGTTCAGGATCTACCACAAGTGTAGCTGGAAACGTTTTAACTATCAATTCAACAGCAGAAGTCAGTTCGGATACAACACCAGAATTAGGTGGTAATCTTGATGCTGGCGGAAATGATATTTCAAACGTAAATACATTGACAGCAAGTAATATTAATGGTGCTTTAACTGGAAACGTCACTGGTTTAGTGCATGGTGTTGATATAAGAAACATCGAACCTAATACTGCTGGATTTGATTTTGGAAGTTTATCAAATGATGTTAGAGGTTTGTCAGATTGGTTAATTTATCAAACAGACATAGACTTTGGTAGTCATTTAAGTCCAGATCCAAGAAACTTTGACGCAGGAGTATTAACTTAATGGCAACACTAACGATATCATCGAACGGATTACCTAATCCAGCTTCATTTGGAAAACCATTTGGGCAAAATGCTTTTTCACCAAGTACCAATGTTGTATCAGCACAGTCTTACAATTATTCTTTTACTTACAGAGGTGGCACAAATACAAGTAACCCACAGGCTTTATCTGCCTTGACACCAATTGGTATTTTTAATAACGGTGTTGTATTCTTTAGTCCATCAGCAGGAGTTGGAGCAGTACCGCCAGGACTTGATCCATCAGCAGATGCTCCAGGTACAGGCTTTGAATATAATGCTGTACAATTCAGAACAAACTATGGTGGAGATGATGCAGGTGGTTGGCCAGAAATCAGTGGACAGTATCATTATATGTCTGCACAATTTTTAACATTACCTACAGGTTCATCTGAATCAGCCGCAGGTTGGAACACAGCAATGGTAACAGGTGCTTCACCTACACCAACTTATTACACAGGAACAAATTTCGGTGGTGATCATTTTAGACACGCAGATGGACACAGCAAAATTATAGGATATTGTTTTGACGGTTATCCTATTTACGGACCATTTGGTTATTCAGATTACAATGACCCTTCATCAACAGTGGTAAGAATGACAAGTTCTTACACAACATTTGCTTCAGAACCAGCAGGTAGAGGATACTTGTATGGTGCCAAAACAGCAGGCACATTTATCAATGATCATGAATATCAAGTAGGTACAGGTTTACTAGATGAATACAATGGTAGATTTGAAAAAACTCCAGAATATGTAAATGGCACATATTGTTATCACGTAACTGTAGATGCTAACGGACAGCCTGTTTATCCGTACATTGTAGGGCCTAGCACCAAACAACAAAGAGCATTTTAATCGTCTTCATATCCGATAAATACTGTAAAGTTTAGGATTTGAAATGGCAGTACCAAGTTGGACACAAAACTCAGGATATAAATTAGGAACTCTACAAGAAAGAGTTACCACTTCTATCACCTTACCTATTGCACCAGGAACTGCTAGTGGCACAGGATTTGATCCATCAACAACTGCTATAAGTTTACCTGCACAAACTAGACTGCAAAACAGCTCAACAATAAACATAACAAAAACATGGACGCAAGGTGGTACACCTGAAACTTACACATATCCAATGGCAATTAGAGTGCCTACTATTCCAACATTATTAAACAAACGTGTACCTGTTGCAATTTTACTACACGGCTCAGGTGGTAACGGTGCTAATGAAATCAATGAATGGCAAAATTACTTGGGTGATCATATCTTAATTGCACCAACTGGTTACAACAATGCTTGGAACGTTGCACACGAAACAACAAAAGCACCAGATATAGAAATGCTTACAGATCTAATTACTTTGCTTAAAGATTTTGTTAATGTAGACAACACTAAAATTAGAATAATTGGATTCAGTAATGGTGCGGCTTTGGCAAATAGAGCTTATGTACAAATAGACGACACAGCATTAGACACTATTGTAACTAATGGTACACAATTTTTTAATCCAATGGTTAGAAATAGCACCTTTTATATTCCATCTGGAGAAACAGGAATTACCAATGCTGAATATAACACAGCCAAGACTCCTTTACAAGGAAGAAGATTCTTAAACATTCACGGAGAGAATGATACAGTGATTCCTTACGCAGGAGGTTCACACGCATTTGGTTACACATTTTTATCAGCACAACAAAGTGTTTTTGAAGTAGCAAAATCTCAAGGATACACAGGCGGAGTCATTCCTGATGCAGGTGGTGTATATTATGGAATCACAGGTGTATATTATTATTCATATCTTGCAGGACAGGTAATACATTACAAAACACCTGCGGCACATGACGTTACTAATTACATGAAAGAAATAACAAGCAATTATTTGACATACACTCAATCAAGTGCTCCTGATATTTTCTTAGAATCAGGATCAGTAACTTCAATAAATTTAAACACAGATGTAATAACTTTGATAAGTGGAGAATTACCAGGTGGTATGAGATTGTTGGACAACAAAATTGTTGGAACTCCTTTTGAAGTACAAAGAGATACAGAATTTGAATTTGTATTAAGAGCAAAAAATGATGATGGTGTAAGAGATAGAACATTTAAGATAGAAGTACAAGGTCCTGATCAACCTATATGGACTACTAATAAAGGAAAGTTACCTTTAGGGCCGAACAATAGTTTTTACATTTTAGATAGCAGTATTGTTAACTTTCAGCTTCAAGCAATAGACGATGATTTGCCAACAGGACAAACTTTAGAATATTTCATAGCTGACGGAGATGGCACATTACCTCCAGGAATACAACTTACAACTGATGGTAGACTTGTTGGTATTGTTGATCCTATACTTGCTTTGGACAAAAGAAGTGGTAATGGATTTTATGATACTGTTCAATATGATCAATATGCGTTTGACTTTGGTATGAGAAGTGCAAATGGTTTTGAAAGTTATTACTATGATACACAAGGATATGATTATGCTATTCCTACACAAAGTCCTAAGAAACTAAACAGAACTTATGAATTTAGTGTAAGTGTAAGTGATGGTGACACAATCACAAAAAGAGAATTTCAAATATTCTTAGTTGGTGATGACTTCCTACGTGCTGACAATACAATCATGCAAGTTGGGACAGGTATATTCACTGCTGATAACACTTATCTAAGAACACCTGTTTGGTTGACTCCAGCAGACTTAGGATTCAAGAGAGCTAATAATTATGTTACAATTTACCTTGATGTGTTTGATCCTAATACAGTGGTTGGCGAATTAACTTATCAATTACAATCCACAAATGATGACGGAAGTGCAAGTACATTGCCACCAGGAATGACAATAGATGTTACAACTGGAGAAATTGCAGGTAGAGTACCATACCAACCAGCCATCACCAAAGAATTTAAATTTACTGTCAAAGCAATTAGATACACTTCTATCAATACAGTATTAGCCGAAAAGGCAAAAACATTTACAGTAAGAATCTTAGGTGAAGTAGAAAGTACAATTAGTTGGAACACAGACTCAACACTAGGAAGTATCAATGCAAACTTTATTAGTACGTTTTCTGTTAGTGCAACAACTTCAGTACCTAATGCAATATTACTATATGATATTACAGCAGGAACTTTACCACCAGGACTTGCATTAAACTTCAATGGTGAGATTGTTGGTAAGGTTAGACAGTTTTCAAGTGGTACAAATCTTGGCTTAACAACTATCGATAGCAACAACTTTTCATTAGATGGTGGAACAACAAGCATAGATAGAAAGTTTGCTTTCACAGTTAGAGCAAGAGATAGATTTGGATTCAGTGCAATAACAAGAGAATTCAATATTGTAGTAAGTGATCCAGATAATATCACATATAGTAATATATTTGTAAAACCTTTGTTGAAAGAAACACAAAGATCAGCATACAATAATTTTATAGGTGATCCTAATGTGTTTACACCAGCAAGTATTTACAGACCAAACGATCCTGAATTTGGTTTACAAAAAGATATCAAGATGTTGGTGTACGCAGGTATTGAAACAAAAGAGATAAGAGGGTATATTTCAGCAACTAGAAAAAACCATAGGAGAAAAAGATTTAAACTTGGTGCAGTAAGAAGTGCGATTGCAAGAAAAACTGGAAGTACAGACACAGTTTATGAAGTGGTGTATATCGAAGTTATCGATCCTATTGACGTAACCACAGGAACAACAAAAGTAAGAAATAAAACTACAATTTTTAACAAGAAAAAAATTACAGTTGATAGTGTTGAGTTGGAAACTTCAGATGATGTTTCTAAAGAAGGTTCAGGACTTGCTGTATTTGAAATTAGAAACAGCATTGATCAAATTGTATTGGTAAGAGCTTTTGGAAATGATCTAGAAGTAATAGCTAGAAGTGGATCTATTATAATAGATGCTAATGGAATCATACAAGTCACAACTAGATCAGGTGCTGTATTAACAGCTGGAATAATTGCAACCACATCAAGTGATCCATTTAGATTTAGACCAGATGGTACTCCAATCAAAGTGTCAAGTGATGCTATTAAGATCAGTGATTCAAGTGATCAAACTAGATACATCAGCAACATAACAAATATGCGTGATAATCTAAGAACAGTTGGTACAACGGAAGCCAACTTCTTACCACTTTGGATGTCAACTGCTCAAACCAACACAGTTGAAGAATTGGGCTATGTAACTGCTATACCACTATGCTACTGCAAACCAGGTACAAGTGCCCAAATACTATTAAATATCAAAAATAATGGGTTCAATTTTAGTCAATTAGACTTTGAAATTGATAGATATGTTATAGATAATACTACTGGAAACAGCAATGAACAATATATTCCGTTCGGGAATTACAGTTTTAATGTATAAGCAGATAAATATATATGCTAGAGAGGATAAAAAATGGCAAGTAATATAAACAGTACCGGTGTTGACGCAACTTTTCCTATCGCAGGACAGGATAATGATTCACAAGGTTTTAGAAATAACTTTAACACAATCAAGAACAACTTTACTGCGGCAAAAAGTGAAATAGAAGCACTTCAGACAAATACTGCAAAATTAAATGCCGCTAACAACTTTCTAGGAAATGACGTCAGCGGAGCGAACCTAATTGCAAACACTGAAAAAGTGTATGCTGGCGGGACTGTGACAAGTCCACAGAATATCAGTTTCACAAATGGTAACTACCAAACATTTACAATAGGAAACAACATTACACTTACATTTGCTGATTGGCCAACAGCTAACAAAGTTGGTAAAATTAGATTAGTGCTTTTAGACACACTAGGTGACAGTACAACTAGAGTAGTAACTTGGGCAACATCAGGCGGAGGTACAATTAAGTATGGTCCTGGATTTCCAAGTCCATTCAATGTTGCTTCAAATGTAAATCCAGCTGTTGTAGACTTTTGGACCAATGATGGTGGTACAACTGTTTATGCTGAATACGTCGGCGTCTTTACATAATAATAGGTAATAATTATGGATCACCCATTAATAGATAATGTATCTGATCTCTCGGACGAACAACTAGACGAAAACATAGTTAAGTTAACAAAAAAATATTTTCAAACAAGAAATCCACAAGCTAGACAACAACTCCAAACTGTACTCGATATGTACAAATTAGAAAAAAGGGACCGCTTTATCAAGAATCGGATGAATCCGGGTAATTCTGATCTTGACAAATTAATTAATATCGAGTAATATATAAGTATGCTCATGAAGACAGATGAATTAGGTATTCCACGATTTTCGAATCAGGACTTGTTAGATATGATCTACACTGGTCATATTGATAAGTGTCATGTGGTGTTGTGTGATCCAAATGATGACATTGAAAAATTTAACACACACGCCAAAGAAAATGGAATCAGCCCACTCAAAAAATACATTCCAATAGATGTAGACAAAACACAATTTGATAAGACATTACAATCAGAGTGGTTCATGCCAGAAAAATACAAACAACTTAATATAGAAGAAAAAATTATCAATATGTGTAATGGTGAACAAGAAGTGGCAAGAGCATATGAAGAATTGAAAGCATTTCACGATAGAGATATGTATGACTTGTTACGTTATATGTTTTATTTGGTTGACTTTATGCGTGAAAACAAGATTGTATGGGGCGTAGGAAGAGGCTCTAGTACAGCCAGCTTCGTGCTGTATTTGATTGGTATACACAAGATCAATCCAATTCAGTTTCAGCTAGACTGGCGTGAGTTCCTGAGATAAATACGTATATAATAGGAGAATAGTTATGGCAATGAAACAAAGCGGTCGTAAGCAATATACATCAATGCAAGGTAAAAAAGTTGATATGGATTTGCTGAGACAAAGAAATGAACTTACTCCGGCAGTAGGAAATGCTCGTGTTAATGCACGTGGCGATGAACTAGGGCCAGGTGGTAAAATCATTAAGAAACGCGAAGAAGTTTTAGGCGAATACTACAGAGATCATCCTCAAGCTGTTCCAGATGAAGTTCCGGGACATGGAGTTGCAGAACCTGATTCTGAAACTAAAGAAGCTATTGCAAAAGTAAAAGCAGAAACGGCACCTGCAAGTTCCGTTGAGCAAGAGATGGCTGAAATAGATAAAGAAGCAGAAGCAACAAACACAACAACTGATAATGTTGAGTGGGTTGAAGATGATGATGGTAATTTTGTCAAAAAAGGAAAATAATTAATGGTTGATGGTACGTTACTGGGTGCTGGCCCAAAGTTAAAACCAGAGCTTAAAGGAAAACTGATCCCCATTAAAGATCATATTTTAGCATACAATATGAACTTTGGAGAACGTACAAGTAAAGGGGGAATCATACAATTATCCGACGATGGAAAAGAACATGGTATTAGAAGTCGTTGGTGCCAGGTGTATAGCAAAGGCAAACTTAACACTGACGAATATGAAGTTGGTGACTGGATTTATGTAGAACATGGTCGTTGGACCAGAGGCGTAAAACTTGATGAACCTGATTTAGGTCAGATAGAAGTTAGACGTGTGGAACCAGATGCCGTGTTATTGATGAGTAAAGAAAAACCAGAGGAGGCGTAATTGCCACAAGTTGATTTAAAGAAGTACGAACATTTCGTAGAAAAAGTTACAAGTAAAGAAAGTAATCAGTTGTCGGAAATGTTCTACGCAACTAAAGAACTTGAAACTAAAAACCCTAATATAAATATGTCCTTGCTACTAACAGGTGGTATTGGACTATCTTCCGAAACAGGAGAATTTAATGAGATTGTTAAAAAGTGTATCTTCCAAGGCAAACCACTTAATGATGAAACTGTATTTCATTGTAAACGAGAACTTGGTGATATTATGTGGTATTGGATTAGTTCTTGCCGTGCTCTTGGCCTTGACCCTAACGAAGTAATTGAAGAGAATGTAAACAAGCTCAAAGCTCGTTATCCAGATGGAGAGTTTGATGTGCATTATAGTGAAAACCGCCAGGACGGAGATCTATAACAGTCAAACGTATTAAATATACGTGATGTCCGACTTCGAAAAAGAAAAAATTAAAGTACTAGATGATGTAATACCAAAATGGTTACATCGCAAAGCAGTAGAAACAATACCATACCTTCCTCTCAAATGGGGACACAGAGGTTTGGGACCTACGCAAGGTTATCAATTCTTTAGCGATCAATGGAAACATGAAGAAATAGAAAAGGCTCCTTGGGTTTTACAAGCAATATGGATGGCCTTTGAAGAACAAAAACATTTAATTGATCCTGACGTTGGCGATATACAACTTAATCAAATACAAATTAATTTAACAACTAAAGACCATATAGGTGGTCTTCATGTAGACATACATGACGGCACTGAAGCATACACTATGGTTTATTCTGTATGTGGCGACAGTGGCATGGACTTTTGGAGTAACAATCCAGAACATATAAATCCAAGAATAGCAGAATTATCAGACATGGCCACCAGGGGAGAAGCTACCCAAGAGCAAGTAGAAGAAGAATTAAACAAAACAAAAGAACGTGCAAAAGCAAATCAAGGCATGA